GCTCACACCACGCCAGTACGAAGCCGCGCGGCTCATCGCGGCCGGCACCACGCGCGCCGAGGCCGCCCGCCGACTCGGCGTCACGCCGAGCTGCATCGACCAACACATCCGCGCCGCGTCGAAGCGCTTGGGCGTCGAGGGCCGCCGCGAGCTGGCCGCCGCGCTGCAGGACTGCGCGGTCGTGATTCGCCCGCGTATCGGGCGATGGGGGCTCACGCGCGGCCAGGCGGTGCAGATCGTCGGCGGCCGCTACGCAGGGCGCGCGGCGACGTACCTGAAAGCCGCGAACAGCGTGCAGATTCTGGTTGCGATTGGCGCGGGAAAGATCGCGGTGACGGCTCGGTTCGTCGAGCCGGTGCGGGAAGCAGCATGACCGACGACGACATCAAGCGTCTGCGCGAGGCCGCGCAAGCCGCGACGCCTGGGCCGTGGCGTGCATCAGCACTTGACACGGATTTGCACGACCGCAGTGAGTGGACGTATGTGCGCGGTGCTGGCAAAAATAAATGCGTATACGCAGGCGCGTCGGTAACTTCTGACGCCGCGAGTGTTGCTTTGTGCCCATTTGATTATGCGGACAGCCCTCAAGGCATGCGAAGCCCTAACGCCGCCTACATCGCCGCCGCCTCGCCCGCCGCCATCCTCCCGCTGCTCGACCGGCTGGAAGCGGTCGAGCGGGAGCGTGACGCGATGGCGGCGCTGCTGACGGAGGCGCGCGGGGCGGTCGCGTATGCGAACTACCACGGATCGAGCGGGGCTCCGGACGCTCTCCTCGCCCGCATCGACGCCCTCGCGGCGAAGGAGCAGAGCAAGTGAAGCGACGACAATTTGACCCGTGGCTGGCCGCGCCGATCATTCTCGGCGTGATTTGGTTCGGCGTGCTGGCGTACATGATGCATAAGTCCGAAGTCCGCAACGCCGAGAACGCACGCATCGCAGCGGAGTGCAAGCAATGAGCGAGATCCTGAGCGACGACGATCACCGCGCCCTTGTGCGCGAAGCCGGCCTCACCTGTACCGCCGGCTGGCCCATCTACGAACTGATCCGCTATGGCCGAGCAGTCGAGCGCGCCGTCCTCTCGCGGCTCGTGGAGATGGGCGGGGATCTGCCGACGTTCGACGCAATGATGCGCGAAGCCGATGCGTACGTTCGCGGCAAGGCGGTATGGGCGCGTTACATCGACGGCACGCCGCTGTCGAACGACATCGCGGTGTGGATAACCGTGTGTGCGCAGCAGTACGTCCGCGATGCACTCGCCCGAGGCGTCGCGGCGGGGATGGCGCAGGAACGTGCGCGGTGCGTGGCGGTGTGCGAGGCGGTCGACCTCGCTGACGACGAGAAGGAGCAGACGCGATGAGCCGCCGCGACCTGCACAAAGCTGCGCGCGACGTGCTTTCCGCGTGGGACCACTACGGCACGGCGGAATGCCTGCGCGGGTGGATCGATAGACTGCGCGACGCTCTTGCAACCGACCTGCCCGCACCGAGCGCGGAGCAGACGACCGAATGCACGACGTGCGGGGCCATCGTCGTGGGCGTCGCGGAGCCGAGCGAGCCGATCGCCAGCGTCACCGGGGTCCACGCAGGCCGCACGGTCGTCGAGCCGATCAACCGCGCGATGGTGCTGCCGGTGGGCATGGCGCTCTACGCCCACCCCGCGCCCGCCCTGCCTGCCGCTGCGGTGGAGGCGATGCGGATGGCGTTGGAGGCGCTAGAGCAGACATCGGACTGGATCTTTAAGAGCGACCAGCCAGAAGCGGCGCAGCGGCTACGGCAGCGCGCCATCGACGCACTCCGCGCGCAGATCGGGCAGATCGGGGGCGGGCGATGAGCAAGCCCGTGTACATCCGCATCGACCGTCCCGAGGAGTACGACGACGAGGCCGACGAGTTGCTGATCGAGGACTGGATCGGCTGTCTCTATAGCGGCGCAGGGTCGGCAGAGACGGGAGGCTTCGACTGGCGGCAGGTTGACGCGCCAGTCGATATCACCGACGAGATGGTCAAGGCGGCGTGCGAGGCACACACGCGCGAGTGGGCGGAAATCGACGGCAGCAAGTACGACGCGGCGGACATCGACGACGACGCGCGTTCAGCCATGCGTGCGGCACTGCGTGCGGCGTTGGGGGTGCGCGAGCCGTGATTCTCACGCCCGCCGACCTCACGCTGCTGACGGGCCGCACGCGCCACAAGGCACAAGCGCGTGTCCTCGACGCGCTCGGGGTGGCGTATCGCACCAGGCCAGATGGGTCTATCGTGGTGTTCCGGAGAGACGCAGATGAACCGACCCCGCAAGCACGACCGGCACCTACCGCCCTGCGTGTATCACCGGCACAGCGCGTATTACCTCGTCCAGCGCGGAAAGTGGACGCGGCTCGGCGCTGAGCTGCCTGAGGCGCTGCGCGAATATGCCCGCCTCGCCGGCCGCTCGACTGGCCGCATGCCGGCCCTCATCGACACCATGCTCCCGCGCATCCTGCGCGACAAGCGCACCGGCAAGCCCAAGGCGGCCGAGACGCAGCGCCAGTACAAGCTGTGCGCCGCGCTGCTGCGCGACATGCTCGCCCACCTGTCGCCCGACGAGATGACGCCGCGCGACGTGAAGGACCTGCGCCGCGAGCTGCAGGACACACCCGCCGTCGCGAACCGCGCGCTCACTGTGTTGTCGCTCATCATGGCCGAGGCCGTAGACGACGAGCTGCTCGTCACGAACCCGGCAGCAGGCGTCGAGCGGATCAAGCTCGCGCCACGCACCAGGCGCATTACCGTGGACGAGTACGACTCGATCTATGCCAACGCCGACCCGCTGCTGCGCGCGGTCATGGCGCTGTGCTACGCCACCGGCCAGCGGGTGGGCGACGTGCTGGCGATCCGCACGCAGGACATCGGCGCCGACGGGATCTACTTCGAGCAGCAGAAAACCGGCGCGCGGGTCACAGTCGCCTGGACGCAGGAGCTGCGCGAGGCAGTCGCTGCAGCCCGCGCGCTCAAGCCCCTGGCGCTACGTCCGCCGTACCTATTCGGGTTCCGCGCCCCGACCTATGCGATGGCGTACAAGCGCTGGAAGGCGGCGTGCAAGCGCGCCCGCGTGACCGGCGCGAACATCCACGACCTACGCGCCATGAGCGGCACGGACGCCGACGCGCAGGGCATCGACCCGCAGGCGCTGCTCGGCCACAGCGACCGCCGCACGACGCGCGGCTACCTGCGTGACCGGGTGGTTCCGGTCGTGCCCGGGCCGGTCATGAAGCGGCCGAAATCGGCCTGAGTATTGGACGATCGTCAAATATTGGACGACGGGGCCGCATGGATAGGGCGTCTCCGGGCGGTTCAGGTACTCGGTCAGTTCTGCGCCGATCGCCCGCCACGCCGCATGGCACAAGGATCTTCACCGCACGCCGTCCAATACGATCGGCGGCGATAGGCTCCGGAATCACCGGGGTTTCTGAGGTGTCGCGCGGAAATATTGGACAGGCAACGGGAGATGGTGATGAGCGATGATTCCACTACGTGGACGTACATGGGCAAGCATGCCGGCGAGATGACTGCGGACGACATCCGCGCGGCGCTGGCCTACGCCGCGAGCGAGATCGAGCGGCTGCGCGCAGAGATTGCGCGGATGCGCCCGCACGTTGACTATGTGGCGATGCTGCGCGCAGGGAGGGAGTGATGGCGGATCGCGAGCTGCTGGAACAGGCCGCGAAGGCGGCGGGGCTGGAGTGGCTGGCGTTCAACGAGGAGGTAGAAAGGCGGATGTATGTCCGGGAGTTGGGCGTTTCCGGATGCGCGTGGTTCTGGGATCCGCTGACCGACGACGGCGACGCGCTGAGGCTGGCGGTTCGGCTGGGCATCGACATTTTCGGGAGTGTAGACGCCAGGTTTTGCGAGTGGGGCGGCGGCACGACATCCGAGCCATGCGGGAACGACCCCGACGCCGCACAGCGCCGCGCCATCGTCCGCGCCGCCGCTGAGATCGGCCGAGCGATGCCTGAGAAGTCCGCCGACCCTGCGGCCGGCGGATGAACTCACAAGCGGCCGGGTTCCCCTCCGGCTGAGCCGGGGATCGCCTCGAAAGAGCGTGCTCGCGCCGTCACTGTTGGCGGCGCGGTTCGCCTGATGGCGGAACGAGGTCTGCCGGCACCGGTGGCAGCGGCGGCGGCACGGCGAGCAGCGCGTCCGGTGGCGCCGGGATGCGGCAATCGACGGGCGTGGTCGTGGCGCAGCCGGCGAGCAGCGCGCAGAGGATCAGGATGCGGGTCATGGCGTGCTCGTGGTGACGGATCGGATCCAGTCGGCCAGCCGCTGCACCTGGTTCCGGCACTCGGCGTGCGCGGCCTGGGCCCCGGCGATCCACTCGGCGGCGGCCAGCTCGGACGTGCCGCCGGTGGCAGGCGGCGGGTCGACGGCGCGCGGCGGCTCGCCGGGGCGCTCGACTGTCTCGCGGATCGGGGCGCGGTTCAGGGCCGCGGTGACGTCCGGCGACAGGCACTGCGCGGACGGGCTGGCCGTCTTGTAGATCGTGCGCAGCCGGTCAACGTAGACCGTACGGACCTCGGCCCGGGCCAGCTCAAGCTCGGCAGCCAGCCGCTTGCCCTCCCCGCGCAGGCGCTCGGCGGTCGCCGCGGCCTCGGCCATGACCCGGGACCGCTCGGTCTGCCAGACAGCGCGCTCGCTGGCGACGCCGCGGAACCAGCCAGCGGCATAGGCCCCGCCGTGCGTCACGACCAGTACGGCCAGCGCAAAGCCGACCCATTGCAGACGTGCAAGTCCAAACATGCATCAGCCTCCGAGGTAGCGGGCGTGCAGCGCCGGGCCGCCCCAGCCGGCGGCGTGGTAGCGCGGCATCAGCTCCAGGATGATGCGGCGCGGGTAGGCCCGGTTCTCGCGCTGGTTGGCCGCCGTGATGCCCGGGTTGATGTCGCACGCGGCGTTGAAGCACCGTTCGGGCGTCGGCGACGCGGCGCGGCGGCGCTGCACCCACCGCATGCCGCCGTTGTACCCGGCGAGCGCGAACGCCATGCGCTCGGACGGGTTGGCGGCGCCTGCGACCGCGGCGTGCAGCTCGCGCATGTAGCGTGACTGCGCGGTCATGGCCCAGCGCGGGTCGAACGGGTTGGCCGGGCCGCCGCCGTAGCGCCTGGCGACGTCGGCGGCGGTCGAGTCGATGAACTGCGCGAGACCCCGGGCACCGGCCGGCGAGACCGCACCAGGTCGCCACCCGGACTCGGCGTGGAGCTGCGCGGCGAGCAGCGACACCGGCGCGTCTATGCCCCACACGTCCTGGGCAGCCCGCACAAGATCCCGTCGGTACGCCTCGGCAGCCGGCGGCACCTGGGCCGAAGCCGCGGCCGCCCACCACAGGGTCGCGACCACCCCGGCGACAAACCCGAGCAGTGCCCAGCGCACCTTCGCCGCCAACGTCGGGTGCCGCCGACCCTCGATGAACCCGCCGCGCTCCACCAGCGCCAGCAGATCCCGCACCGGGTCGCGCGGATCGGTCGTCACAGCGCGAGCGCCGCGGCGAGCATGCCGCCGATCATCAGCGCGGCCCGCCGGTACATCCACGCCGCCTCGTCGTCGACCTCGTTCGGCCGCGCGTAGGGGAACACCGCACGGTCGAGCATGACCCCGAGCGCCGCCCCAAGCGCGATCCGGTTGATCTTGGACGCCAGCACGCCAGCTTGCTCCGGGTACTGCCACACCAGCACCGCCGTCGAGGCAGCGAGCACGATCCAGATCCAGCGCATGCGTGCGCCGGGCGGGGTGGGGTCGATCATTGCGTCCTCCGTACCTGCGGGATGTTCTCGATCAGCCGGTCCAACTTCGACTCCAACCGCTGCAAGTCCCCGCGCAGCTCGCGCTTGAACTCGTTCGCCGACTCGCGGTCGGCTACGCGCGCCCGGTCCACTGCGGCGATCTGCTGCTCGAGCGGCTTGATTCGCAGCTCGATGTACCCGGTCGCCATCGCAGAGATCGCGAGCAGTGCGGCGATCAGCTCGCCGATGCGTACCTCGCGGCTGAATCGCATCCCTCGCTCCTCGTCGGTCATGCGGTCCCCTGCGGCCCGGCGTATGCTGGCGGTTCGTTCATCGTTTTCGGGCAGGTCGGCGTGGAGTTGTGGGAGGTCATCGCGTGGGCGTTCGTCATCGGCGTGAACCCGTTCACGCTGGGGTTCGTCACCGAGCTCTATCGTCAGTGGGCTGAGCACCGAGCAGAGGCCCGAATAGCCCGCCGGTCAGCGCAGGCGCGGCGCGAGCACGCACGCCCGGGCCGATCATCTGCGGACGCATGGCGGCGTTGATCTCCGCCGCCTGACGCCGCGCGGCCATCGAGCCGAGCCCGGCATCCATCACAGCGCCCGGCAGCCCCATCCCCAGCGTGTTCAAGCCGCGCCCGAGCGGCGCCAGCGCCGTGCGCAGGTACTCGACGAGCTGGGATGCCGTGTTCGCAGGGTTCGTCGGCGCATCACGGGTCGCGGTCATCGTGTACTCGGCCGCATCGCGGGCCGCCTTCACCCGCTGGAACTCGGCCGGCTCGAGGATCACCGCGAGCTGCTCGGCGTTGTTGTCGAACTTCCGGATGAAGCTCGCCGCCCGGTTCGCCGTCGTCTCGCCCTGGTTCAGCGTGGTCGACAGGTCCTCGAGCGCGCGGTCGCGGAACGTGCCCCAGGCCTTGTCCTGGCCGCCGACCACCAGCGCGTTCTTGAGCTGCTTGATCTGGTCGACGCCGCTGCCCATCACCTTCTTGTAGACGTCGTCCGTCCAGACCTTCTGGTCGAGCGGCCCCTTCTTGGCCAGCAGGTCCGAGACGATGCCCTGATCGGTCACGGTCGATCGGTAGATCGTGTTCTGCTCGCGCGCCTCGCGGAACACCGGCGACTTCCCGGCGTCGAGCAGCGAGCCGTCGATGCGCCGCTTGATGTCGGAGATCACCCCGGCGTTTCCGCCGTCGCGGGCCGCCAGCGAGTTCACGAACTTGCGCAGCTCCTCGTGGTTGCCCTGCGTGATGGACGGCCGATCGCCGGACAGGCGCTGCAGCTCGGCGAGCGCCGCTTTGTACTCGGGCTGCACCGACCACCGCGGCTCGGTGGTGTTCAACCACTGGCGCAGGCCTTCGGTCGGGACGCCCTCCTTCACCTCGGGAGCGTTGCGGGCGTCGGCGTACGCCTTGGTGCGGGTGGCCTTCAGGTTGTCGGCAACGCTCTGCAGCCCGCGCTTGACGGTGTTGCCGGTTGCCGCGTCGCCGGGCATCACCTCCGGGGTGATCGCGTTGCGGATCGCGTTGCCGGCGGCGTCGTAGCGCTCCTGCAGCGGCGTGCCGATGCCGGAGAGCTTGCGCAGCCGGTCCTCCTCGGCCCAGTCCTGCGGGTTGCGGCTGACCATCGCGCGGGTCGGCTCCTTGACGCCGGCGGCCTGCAGCTGCAGCCAGCGGCGCGCCTGCTCCTCGCCGAGCGGCTGGTTGCTGCTGAGCGAGCGGCCGACCAGCGACTCGAACTCGCCGCGGACGTTGGCCGGCAGCTGCTCGAGCGTGATGCCTGCCTCCTTCGCGATGCCGGTCATGCGGCGCTGCACGTCGGCGGTGTCGGCGCCGGTGGCCGCGCGGACCGCGCCGCCCACGCGCTGCGCGGCGTTCGTACCGGCGTCCCAGGCTCGGGAGCCGGCCATGCCGCCGGCGAGACCCAGGGCCAGCGAGGTCACCGGGTCGGCGCCACCCTGCGAGGCGAGGTCGGCCGCGCCGGCGCCGGACGCGGATCCGGCGACCTGCGCGCCCATGTTCGAGCTGAGCAGGCGCGCGATCTCGCGGCCGGCGGCGCTCACCGGCTGCGCGGCCTTCGCCGCCCCTGCGACCAGCCCGGTGCCGGTCATGCCGGTCGAGACGGCGTTGGAGAACTTCTCGGTGCCGGTCTCGGGCGTCGGGAAGACGTTGCCGATCATCTGCTGGTACGTCTGGCTCGGGCGCTGCACGTTGCGCCCGGTCATCAAGTTGTAGCCGGAGGTGATCGCGTCGGTCACCGGCGAGATGAGGCCGGCCGCCGCGTCGAGCGGGACGCGGGCGGTCAGGCCGAGCTGGCGGCCCATGCTTGGCGCGCCTGCAATTGCCTGCCCTGCGCGCTCCCAGTTGTCGCGCGGGCCGGCCTCCACCAGCCGCGCGGCGCCGGGCGTCGACTGCTGGGGTTCGTCATCGACAGGGACGAGACGGGCCATCGGTCACTCCTCGACGCGGTAGCGCTTGCCGCCGCGGGTCACGTAGTAGTTGCCGCCCGGCCCGAGGTCTGCGCCGACCGACGTGCCGTCGTCGAGCTTGACGACGCGGGACTTCGGCTTCGGGGCGTTGGCGGCGGGCGTGGCCGGCGCGGCGGGGCCTTGCTGCGGAGGCTGCGCGCCGACGTTCGCCGCGACGCCGCCGGGGGCAGCGCGCCCCGCGCGCGACGCCAGCGCGTTCAGGTACATCTGGGCCGACTCGTTCTTCTGCGCGATCACCTCCGGACCGTCGCCCCACTGCGGCGTTAGCTCGGCGGCCTTCTGGCGCGCCTCGGACTCGTTCTGGCCGGCGCCGGTCGCAGCGCGCAGCACGGCTTCCGCGAGCGCGCTCGCCGCCTGGTTGAACTGCTGGCGCTCGGGCGAACGGCTCGCGTTCTTGATGCCCTCAGGCAGCAGCGGCGTGGATTCGATCCAGCCGGGCTTGGAGGCGGCCGGATTGGCGGTGGTCGCCCGCAGCATGTCGGCGTAGGCCTTGTTCGCCTGCATGAGCCAGCCGGCCGCCTTGCGCTCGTCTTCGGTCGGCGCCGCAGGGCGCGCGACAGCCGGGTCGGCCGGGCCGCCAGGCACGAACGCGAGCCCACCGTCCGGCGTCCACCGGTAGCCCGACGGCGGCTTGTCCGCGGCGGGGTTCTTCGCCTGGTCCTTCTCGAACTGGAATCGGTCGGCCGCCTGCCGAACGCCTGCCCACCCACGCGCCGACGCATCGCGCTCGCCCGGCGACATGTTCATGCCGAACGACTGGCCGTCGCGCGCGTTCTCCAGGTCGACGACCGTCTGCCGGTCGCCTTGGTTCACGAGCTGCGGCTTGTACTCGGTGGCGAACCCCGCGCCGACCGGGCGGCCCTGGTTGTCGAGGCCCTGCTGGACGTTCCGGCCTGTCACCGGGTCGCGCGTGTTGATCATCCGCGCCACCGTCGCCCGGCCCCAGTCCTGCGCCTCGGCCATCTGCTTCAGCGTCTCGGGCTGGATCCCGAGCATCTGCGCCTCGGCGAACATCTGCGGCGTGATCTGCATGCCACCGCCGCCAGCCGGGCCCGCTGCGGCCTGCGGCGGCGCGTATCCCGGCGGCGCGTTGCCGGTGATCGCGATGTTCGCGTCCCGGAAGCCCATCGGCTGCGGCGCGGCGGGTGCGCCCGGCATGCCCGGTGCGCCCGGCATGCCGCCCATGCCGCCGGCCTTCGCCCAGAACGCCCGCTGCGCGCGCTGCAGCTCCTCGGCCGCCGTGGCCTTGCGCGTCACCTCGGCCACCTGCGCGCGCCGCTGTTCGGCCTGCGCCTGCTGGTCGGCCATCAGCGACTGCACGTAGTCGCGCTTGGACCGCGCGTCGAGCGCCTGCCCGTAGCCGGCCTGCGCCTGCGCGACGCTGTTCCCGAGGATGGACGAGAAGTTCCGCCCGCTGCCCGCGCCCGAGAGCATCGAGGCGCCGAAGAGCGTCAGTGCCTGGTTGCGAGCGTCCGCGTCCGGATCGCCTGTGCCGCCGAAGAGTCCGCCGATCATGGTGTCACCCGAAGATGCTGGTGGGGGAGCGTTGGCCGGTGCTGCTGCCGCCGGTCATCCAGTTGCCGAACTGGCCGCCGAGCACCGCGCCGCCGAGCGCGCCGGCCCACGGGTTGCCCGGGATCGTCGCGCTGGTGCCCGCGTTCATGCCGACGCCCAGCCCGGGGTTCATCGCGCTCAACTGGTTGCGCGCGTAGTCCTGCTGGTTCGTGAAGCCCTGCCACTGGTTCTGGATGTTCTGCTGGCCCTGATTCCAGAGCGTCCCGCCCTGGCCGAACAGCGTGTTCCCCATCGAGGCCTGGTCGCGCACGCCCTGCTGCGCGAGCTGCGCGCCCTGCAGCGCGCGGTTCTGGTTGCCGGTGAACATCGTGTCGGCGCGCCCCGCCGCGCTCTCGCCGAGCTGGCCGAGCGTGTTCGCACCCTGCAGCGCGAAGCTGCGGTTGTTGTTCGTCATCGCGTCCTGGCGGCCCGCGTACTGCTCGCCGAGCCCGGCCTGCAGGTTGTAGTCGGCGAAGCGCAGGTCGGTTCCGATCCGCCCGAGGTTGCGCATCAGGTCGTTGCGGCTGTCGACCTCGGCGAACCCGAGCCCGCTGTTGCCGAACGAGCTGCCGCTGCTGAACTTCGGCGCCACGGTGTTCGCGTAGCTGCGCGACAGGTCGCCCTGCGCCGCGGCGATCATCGGGTCGAGGAACACGTTCGGGCCGAAATACTCGTTGCGCGCCGCGGTGCCGGCCTGCGTGCCCTGCCCCACCAGCCCGCGGACCGCGCCCATCTCTGCGTTGCCGGCGGACGTGCCGTCGCGGCTGCCGTCCATGAAGCCGGAAAACACGCTGTTCGCCTGCCCGGTCATCGGGCTGCCCATCGCGGCCTGCAGCGCCGCCGTGCCCTGCCCCTGCTCAGCCGTCGGGCCCTGCGTCAGGCTGAACGACGGCGCGACGTAGGGCTGGCTGGCCACCTGCTCCGCGCGGCTGCGGAACGAGTTCAGGTAAGCCCGCGCGTCCGGGTCCATCAGGGTCTGCTGCGTCTGCGTGCGGTCGCCGCTGCCGAGCGCACCGGCTGCTGCGCCGAGCCCGGCGCCGAGCAGCTGCGGGTTGCTGAACAGCCCCGACAGGCCGCTCGCCGCTGCGCCGCCGGCCGCCGGCCCGAGGAACCCGCCGCCCGTGCCGAGGGCGCTCGCCCCGCCGGCTCCGAGCGCGCCGCCGAAGGTCGAGCCGCCGAGCGGGCCTGCTGCGCTGCCTGCACCGCTGAGCGCCCCCCCGGCCGTCTGGAAGCCCGTGGCGCCCCCGCCGAGCGCGCCGCTGAACATTCCGCCCGTCTCGGGGGCACCCGAAGCCATTATGGCCGCCGCCGACTCCCCGATGGTCGGAGCAGCACCGTAGGACGGCAGGGCCGCCAAGGCTGCTTCCAGCGTCGGCGCGGCAGCCGCAGCACCACCCGCTCCCGCCGCAGCACCGCCACCGCCGCCGAGCAGCGCCGGCAGGTACGCCGCACCAAGCCCGATTGCGCCCATGCCGGCTAGGTACGGGGCAGCGTTGCGCGCTGCGTTCCGCAGTTGGTCGCCAAACGAACGCGGGGCCTCGAACCCCAGATCCTGCACGCCCTGTTGGTTGACGTTCCAACGCTGAATACCCCCGCTGTCCATGTCGCCCTGCGTCACGACGAATTGACCGGTGCTGGAGTCATAGAAGACGTTCCGCGCGCCAGGATCTTTCGTGTAGTTGCCTTGCGCGTCCAGGTTGAAGTACGGGTCGCGCTGCCCGCCCGCATCTTGGTATCCCACGATGTACGAGCCCCCGCCCTCGCCGGTCGACGCGTAGATCGGCGCACCACTCGCGCCATCCGGCGCAATCTGGCGCGGGTCCATGTACATCGCCATCAACTGTTCGTAAGTCATAGCCTTAGTTCCCTGTGAGGGCGCGGCACTGAAGCCACGTACCCGGAGTGCCACTGACCGTGCAGACCCAACCAAGCACGACGTACTTGCTCGCCGCCGTGCCGAGTTCCGCCGGAGCTGCGTTGCGCACGAAGTCGCCGGCCGACCAGAAGCCACCGGTGGGCGGCGCGGTCGCGCGGCTGGTCGCGCTGATCTTGCCGGCGATCAGGGCCTCGAGCGTCGTGCCGTGCTCGCGCGCCAGCTCGTCTATGCGGTAGGCGTCGCGCGGGTCGAGGGTCGAGCCGTAGAACTCCTTGATCATCCCCCGCGCTCCGACTTAGTCGTGGCGGCGCGCAGCCACACGCCCGACAGATCCATGCGACCGGCGCCGGGCAGCACCCGCGCGCGGTGCCAATGCGCGCTCGACCGGGCCGCGTAGCGGTCACCGCCCGCGATATGCGTTGCGGTCTTGATCTCGGCGGTGCCGTTGGCGATGCTCGCGTCGTCGCGCGTGTCTCGCGAAAGAAGTTGCACGCCGCAGGTTCCGGTTGCGTCGTTGCCGCGCACGAAGTCCAGCTTTACGCCGGTCACGTCGATCAGGTCGAAGGGGTCACCCGTGTCGCCCGTCGTGATGTACACCGGCACCGGGTAGCTCGGACCGCCTTGCGCGCTGGCGGTGCTTATCGTGCCGCCGGAGACGGTCACGTTACCGAAGGCCAGCATTCGGTGCGTGTTCGACTCGAAGTACCCCGGTGTGCGCACCGTGCTGTACCCGCCGTAGATGTCGCCCGTCTCGACGATCAGGTCGGCGGGCAGCGCGACAAGCCCGAGCTTGCCGGTACTCAGGTGATAGACGAGCGCGTAGGTCGCGAGCACCTCGTTCGGCTGCCTGAAGGTGAACCAGACGCTGTTGGTGATCCCGTCGTACACCGTAGCCATGCCGCCGTACTGGTAGCTGGTGTTCGCGGCGTTCAACTGGAACCAGTCGCGTGCCTTGCCGGCCAGCACGTCGACAGCCTGTGTGCCGTCGAAGATCCAGCACGACTCCGCGTTCATCACGGCGTGCCTGCCGTCAGGCAGTTGGCACGCCGCGCGCGGGCTCGCCGCGCCGATGCGCACCGGCAGCCTGGCCCATTTCCAGACCTCGGCGTCGCCCGGCACGAAGCGCCCCCGGACCGCCCCAGCGGACTTGTAGGCGATTACGTCGTTACCCATCGGAAGCGCGGCGGTGATAGGCCCGTAAGGCTCCACCAGACGACCCTGCGCGGCGAGCGTCGCCGGGCTGAGCGTCCACGACGTGTGGTCGTCGCGCGCCGAGCAGTTCCATGTATCGCCGTCGCCGCCGCGCCCGTTGAACGCGAGCACGAACCGCTCGGCGCTCGTCACGATGCAGCAGGTCGGCGCGCCGGCAATCGGCGTGGCTTTCGTGGGGCCGGTGCTGATGAGCGGTAGCGTGTGCAGCGCGTACGGTACGTTCGGGCTCGGAGCTTGCAGCACCTCGCCGCCCTCGGCGCCGATCATCACGGTGCCGAAGTTTGTGAACGTCCAGAACCCCGAGTTGTACAACTTGCTCGCCGACGTGATGTCTACCCAGTTTGAGTAACGGTCCATCCGCAGGTAGAGCGCGTCCTTGGTCGCCGCGTACTCCGCGTTCTGCGCGAACGTCTCGGACTGCGCGCGGAACCCGTACGCGATGATGCGCTCCGTCGTAAAGATCGGGCCATCAAAGACGCTACCCGCCACAAACACGGGCGCGTGCAGCGCCTGCATGCCGCGCGTCGTCGGGATGAAGTTGCGGCAGTCGGTTACCACGCCGGGCGTGAGCGGGTCCATGTCGGGCGCGAACCCGAGTTCAAACCCGAGCCGCTGGCGGTTGTCCTTCATCGCGTCACCCACACGGTCGGCGTCGGCTCGCGCACCGGCCACGTCCCCGGCGGCGGGCCGCCGGTCCCGGTTGTGTCCGAGTTGGTCAGCGTCCACGTCATCGTGATCGTCGAGAACGAACTGAACCCCGCGAGTAGCATCGAGTATTGCAGCGGGTCGGTGATCTGGATGACGCCGCCAGACATGGTCGCAGACAGCGTTCCGGGTTCCGGCAAAGACACTTAGGACTCCTTGTTGAGCGCGGCAAACGCCGAGTTCATCGCGGTGCGGATTGCAGCGTTTTGCTCGGGGTAACCCAAGAACGACAGACCGGTGCCGCCTGGCGTGGCGTCGACCGAGTAGGTCAGCGTGGGCGCAATGACCCGCATCCCGGGTTCTTTTGCGACCGCCGCGGGCGAAAACCCATTCGCGGCGGTTATCGGAATCGACAGCGTCAGTACAGCGCTGCCGGATGCGTTGAACTCCTCCTGCTGCTCCGGCGTTAGAACAATGTCGTCGAGCGTTGCCAGTAGGTTGAACTCGTCAGACATGCGCGCGCCCTCCGACTAAGTCCACGGCCATCACCAGCCGTAGCCAGTACCGACGCTGGCCGATTTGACCAAGTTCGCAACGGCGTTCGGGTCGAGAATATTTGTCCCGGTCGTGCCCTCTTCGTAGTAGACCCCGACGTTGTTCGACGGGGAGTTGATGTTGCCGAACAGTCGCGAATTGATCGCGTTGTTCGTGTAGATCCCGTTCGAGCCCGCGAGGATGTTGTCCTCGATGATCGTGCCTGCTCCGCGGAAGAATGGCCGCGCGCCGCCTGCGATGTGGTTGCCTCGGAAGACATTTCGGAAGTGCGCGTAAGCCTTCGCGAGGTAGGAGACATTGACCCAGGGCGTTCCGAGGCCGTAGACGTCGGACCAGATCGGCCCGTACGTGCTCGCGGTGTTGGCCTTGTGCTGCCGGATGGTGTTCCCGACGAACGAGTTGAAGCCGGACCAACTTGCGGCCTTCCAAGCGCCAGAGCTGCCGAGCGTGTCGTCGACCACGCTGTTGCACGAGAGCGGGGGCAGCATCGTCGTCACGGTGTTGTTCGCGACGACGTTGTGCCAGCACGCCCCGTAGAGTCGGATGCCCCACGAGGAGTCGGTCGCGCTCTGAACGGTGTTGCCAGTAATCGAGTTGTTGATGAACGGCAGCGTGATCTGCAGCTTAGTCCCGGCCGTGATCATCGCCGCATCGAATCCACCCGAGCGACTGACGCCGATCGTATTCGACGTCGAGGCCTCGATCTCGGCGCATGTACCGGCCGCGCTGCCCGACAGCACGATCAGCATGTAGCCATTGCACCAGTTACTCGCTCCGGTCGTCTCCGAGATTGTGATCGTGCAGCGCGCGCCGCTGGTGTCTGCTGCGCTGGCCACTGTCGCGACAGGTAGTGTGCCGTTCTCGGGCCACTGGGCGGGCTCGTTGCCAGTCGAATCGAGCGAGATGGATTCCTCGCTCGCGTTGTAGACCGCGTTACCCGTAATCGTATTGCCAGAGCAAATTGTCGGGTGCTGCGCCCGCTGCGACAGCGCGCCGATGCCGATGACGTTGTTCGTGCATTTGTTGTTAGCGATGATCGAATCGCGATACCCGAAGCCGAAGACCCCGTACGTCGGACCGTCTACCATGCACCCGACAACCGAGGCCCGAATCGTGCCGCGCAGCAGAATTCCAGCGTACGGCGTCCCTGCAGTGCGGAAAACCTTTGTTCGCGACACGTAAGGATCGGTCGCCCCCGCTTCGATTGACACGCCAATCGACGAGCTGCCGCTAATTCGAACCGTCGCGTTTTCCACTCGCGCAAACGCGCTGCCCGCACTAATTCGCACGGCGTGTCCAGTGAATCCACCGGCAGACTCGAACACCGTCGGCCCGTCAAGGACTGAGCCCGACCCGAGCGCGACGCCGAAGTCGGCGCCCGCGGCGACTTTGAGCGATCCGGGGCCGTACAGCATGCGCCCCGGGGGAATCGTGAGATTGCTCACGAGCCAGATGAATCCCGGCGGCAGGTACACGTCGCCGGTCGAAAGCGCAACTGCGATCGCGCTTGTGACGTTGGTCACGCCACTCCCGTCGAAACCGACGAATTCGAACGTCAGTTCACCCGTGACGGTGCCGACGCCGTTGAAACTCGGGCTCGTGACGGTTCCGGTTCCGGTGATCGAGACAGTGGTCATGTCGTTGCTCCGTTGGCGCTCATGCGCATCAGTTGCTGTTACGCACGGCCAGATTGCCGCCGCTGTATCGCTTGCGCCGGGAGGCGATGACCGTCTCCATCGCGAGCTCCTTCATTCGGCTGTCCCAGACGGCATGCGTGTCGTAGTTCTTCATGTGCAGCATCACCTCCGACATCGTCGCCGCCAGGTACAGGTCGGGGTGCTCATCGAGCACGGGGTTCGTGTCGCTGTCTGCCGCCAAGGCCTCGAGCTTCATGCTGTAGAGCATGGCGACGATGAGCGGGCTGCTCGCCGCCGGCGCCGGGTAGACCCGCAGCGACGAATCCTCGACCGTGAAGATGGGCGTGCCGATCGACGGGCTGCCGCTGACGATGGCCTGGAACTGCTGCGGCGGCCGGAAGTCGAGCTTCTTACCCCCCGAAGACAGCGACCGCATTCCGTTGAAGTTGGCTGGGAGCTCGGTGTACTCGCTGACCAGCGTCGCGTCCGCGATGCCTTCCTGCTCGTAGATCCTCAGCACACGCGTCAGCCGCGCAGTCGCTGCCGCCACGGCGTCGACGATCGTCGTGCCCTGGTCGGGCCGATCGAGGCGGGACGCGATGATCGTCCGAAGCTCGCCGTAGTTCATGGGGTGCCTTCCTGTTGGCGGGACTGGCCGATGAACACGAATCCCGGGCCGATCTTCTTGGCTTCGAGCAGCTCCCACCGCGTCAGCAGCGCCGGCAGCCACCACGAGGCGGGCTGCTGCGTCAGGTGGGCGTTGCGGCCGTCGGACAGCACCTTCTTCGCCGGGCCGGTGTGCACCGTGAGGAAGACGAAAGCGCGGGCGAGCCGCTGCAGGTCGTCGAGCACGTTCGTCAGCAGCTCGGGCTCGATGTGCTCGAGCACGTCGATGCAGGTCACGAGTTCCGCCGGCTCCGGCGGCATGCTGATCGCGGGCACGGCCGGGTCGTAGAGCTCGATCTCGACCGTGCGCCTGGGCGGCCGGGTCTTCATGCCCTGCAGCAGGTTGCCGCGGCCGGCGCCGTAGTCGAGCACCGTGTCGACCTCGAGCGAGTCGATCAGGTTGGAGACGATCGGGGCGAACTGCAGCGAGGCGACCCCGTACTCGGTCGTCTCGTGCAGGCGGCGCTGCTCGGCGCGGTAGGCCTCGGAGATCAGCATGGGGCGAGGCCTTGTTCGCAGTGGATGGCGCGCCGGTAGGCCCGGTGCCAGGGCTCGGCGCTCTCGCAGTTCGCGTACTCGCGGAAGCACGGCGAACCCACGGTGAAGTGGAGGATCGCCGCGTCGTCGTCGCGCTCCTGCTCGAGCACCAGGTGGTTCCAGGTCGCCGGCAGCGTGCCGATCTCGTCGGCGTCCAGCCACTGGAAGCGGTGCAGGAACGAGCCCGGACGCCGCGCGACCTCGGCCGGCGTCAGCCACGCGTTCGACGGGTGCGAGCAGTTCCACAGCACCAGCGACGACCAGTTCTTGCGCGGGTAGTCCGGGTTCGGCGAGCCGAGGTACTTCACCGGGTGCTTCGTGCGGTACTCGTGCGGCACGACCATGACGGCGTACCGGTCGTCAGCCAGCGCGGCGAGCTCGGCAATGTCGTTGTTGCACACCATGTCGCCGTCGGCGAACACGGCCCATCCCTCGTGGTCCTGCAGGTGCGGCACCAAGAAGCGCGAGTACGTGAACGCGTTGCTGCCGTCGTGCGGCAGCTCGCGACGCATCATCCGGCCGACCGCGTTGGCGGCCAGCGGCACGAACGCCACCGGCACCGAGGATCGCTCGAGCACCGACTGGCAGAAGACGTGGTAGGCCACCGCCTCGCGCTGGTCGAAGCCGACGTAGATCGTCAGCGGCTTCACGCGCTCGCCTCCGGGCGCCAGTCATCGGAGAAGCGCCGCACGCACTTCGCCCACGACTCGCCGTGGCGCTGGCGGAAGAGCCGCACCGACGGATACCAGGGCAGCGCGTCGCCCAGGCCCGCGCCGTAGTTCCAGGTCGGCCGCTCCGGCACGAACGCGACCGTCGGCACGCCCATGGCGCCCGCGGCGTGGTGGGCAGAGGTGTGCACCCCGACGACGACGTCCAGGGCGGCCAGGAAGCCCGCGGTGTGGTCGTAGTCCGCCCCAAGCCCGACCGCCCAGTGAAAGTGGTGGATCGGCAGGCCGGCGGCCTTGATGCGCTCGGCTGCGTCCGGCCGGTAGTCGAGCGAGAAGAACTCGCACGCCTCGCCGTGGCGCTCGATCAGCGCTGCGAACGCCTCCGGACCCATCGCGCGCTTCTTCAGGCCCGTGCGCTGCTGGCCGCCGTGCATGCACAGCCCAACGCGGATCTTGCCGCCGGCGTGGCGTCGCTGCAGCGCCCCGTACATCTCGCGCAGGTCGGGGCTGGGCGTGATGAACGCGAGGCGCGGGAACGACTCGGCCGAGCGGCGGAAGAACCGCGGCAGCTCGCCGGTCATGATCTGGTGCGTCCAGCCGCCCTCGGCCGCCCACGCCTTCGGGCCGCGGCGCGTCCCATGGACGGTCACCCGATCGGAGAACGAGCGGCGGAACAGCTTCGAGAGCCGCGCGTCGCAGTCGATCGCCACCGCATCCACCCGCGCGAGCAGGTCCGGGATGCACGAGGCGAACTGGATCTCGTCGCCAATGCCCTGCTCGCCGCAGACGATCACCCGCGCGCCCGCCTCGCCGGTCCACTCGGGCAGGCCGTAGTCCTGGATGCCGCGGTACTTGCCGCCCAGGGCGTAGCGCCAGTCGTCCCAGCCACCCGCCCAGTCCGCCTGCGCCAGCCGGGCGAAGCCGCGGCAGGTGTGCGCGCCGCCGTGCTCGGGATCCAGCGCCAGCGCCTTCTCCGCCCACTGGATCGCGCGCGCATGGTCGGCCTCGAGCAGGTAGGTCATGCCCACGTTGCTCGGGTAGTTCGCGTGCGTCGGGTGGATCTTGTGCGCGCGCATGAAGTGCTCGCGGGCCTCGACGCCGTGGCCCAGGCCCTCGAGCGCCATGCCGACGTTGTTCAGCACCTGGTGCTGGTTCGGGCGCAGCTCGGCGGCGCGCCGGAAGCACAGCCACGCGGGCGTGAATTGTTCGGCCTTCGCGTAGACGTTGCCGAGCATGAACAGCGCCTCGGCGTCGTCGCGCTCGTCGCGCAGCAGGTCGTTCAGGACCGCGAAGGCCTGTTCCTCGTCGCCCGACTCGATCAGGCGCGCAGCGTAGAGGTGACGGTCAGATGCGCCCAAGGCTCGTCCGCAGGTGCCGCCAGTCGGGGTCGCGGAGCTTGCGCTTGACGGCCTCGATGTGGTCGGGGTTGAAGACGTCGATCCCCTCCTGACGCCACCGCATGACGATGATGTCGGGGATGTGCGCGAAGTGCTGCCAGTCGGCCTTGATGCCGGCGGCCTTGTACTCCGGCGCGTTCTGCAGCAGCTTGTTCTTCTCGAGCAGCGACTGGACGTCCTGCGTGTGGTGCACGCGGAACTTGCGCTCGCTCTCGACGGCTTCGAACCAGGTCGAGACGCCGGTCAGCGGGTCGTGGTCGATCAGTTCCTTCACCGGTGCTCCTGTGACGCGGGGGCGCCTTCGGGCGCTCCCGCGGTGCTACATCAGACCGAGAACAGATCCGAGACCTTGGCGTGGGCGTCGGGGTTGCCGACCACCAAGCAGAACTCGCCGCGGAGCATCTTCTTCTCGGCGTCGCCGGTCTTCGCCAGATCCTTGAGCTGGATCGGACGCAGCCACGCGCACTCGAGGTACTCCGGATCGAGCGTCAGCAGCGTGCGCTGGCGCTGATGCCGGTTCAGCACGATCTTGTGCTCGCCGAAATCGCTGATGTACATGTCGACGCCGGCCACGAGCACGCCCTGCTGGGTGCGCCCGCCCTCGATGTAGTTGCCCGCGAACTTGCTCGAGCCGCTGAACGTGGCGATGGTCTTCTTCTGGTACGTGTTGACCATGATCACGCTGTCGTCGCCGCCGTCGACCCAGGCCGCCTCGAGCGCGGACTTCAGGTAGTCCTCGGTCAGCGTCGAGCCGGCGCCGGTGGCGGTGCCGTCGGTCGGCGCGGCCCAGACGCCAGCCGCGAACCCCGGCGTGGTGCCGGTGCCCGAGGTGGTCGGCAGGATCCGGTTGCCGGCGATCATCGACTCGATGCCGGCCGAGGAACGCGCGGTCGACGAGCCGCCGGCGGACGAGGCCTGGTTGCCGTTCAGCGCGATCTCGATGTCGCGCTTGAGCTCCTTGCCGAACTTCACGGTCAGGCGGGCCAGCTCGGTGTCGCGGCCGTACTTGCGCACGGCGTCGGCGGTCTCGGAGACGAGCACCGTCTTGCGGCTGATCTGCGTGTAGTTCGCCAGCATCGTGGTCGGCGCGGCCGTCACGAACGCGGCGTCGTCGCCCTCGATGTGCCGGTTGGTCGCCGCGGCGGCCAGCGCCTCGGTCTGCCACTGGTGCAGGGTGTTTTCGGCCTTGCCCTTCTTGCACATCGTGAAGAGCGGGGTCTCGGTCGGCGTGATGTTGTAGATCACGTCCTCGACGTCTTCGGCGATGCCGACCAGGTCGTAGGTATCGGTGGTGCCGGTGACTTGTGCCATTGCAATTACCTCTTTTTCCGTGCCGATTCGAGCAGTGCTCGGATGGCTGCCTGCGCATCGCCGGTGGACCCGCTCTTTTTCGCGCGGTCCTTCAGTGCCTTGCTCTGCGCCTGCTGTGTCGCTGCCCGGTTGCTGGCCGCGCTCGGTCGGACGACCGGCGGTGCCTCGGTGAGCTTCTTGCGCACGTCCGCTTTCGCCTGCTGGATGCGTCGGTACAGCATCGCGTCGTTGAGCAGGCCCACCACGCGCGGGTCGGTCATGCCATCGAGTTCGGGCTGGGTGAAGCCGCGGGTAAGCGCGTGCTGAGCCACCTCAGTGCGATAGGCCTGATCGTTCCACTTCGGGATGGCGCGGCTGACTGCCGCGTAGGACGCCTTCAGGAGTTCGGCGCGTGCCGATTGTTCCTGCTGCGCGAGCTCGGTGCCCCGCTTCGCGACTGCCTGCTCCAGTTGCTGGAGTCCGGCTTCCAGGTCGCGCGCTTGCTTGTCGAGCTTCATGTAGCGGACCGGATCTTGCTCGGGGTCGGGCATGGCCCCCCGGATCGATGCGATCTGCTCACGGGTATTCTGAATCGTGGCGATCGGGAGCGCAAGCTCCTGCATGAGCGCCTGGCGCTGCGTGATCGCCTGCTCGCGGGCCGCCAGCAGTTGCGTCTGCTCGGAGACGCGCTGCATGCCCTGCGTGTAGTCGGCCTGGCGCATCGCGCCCTCGACCAGCGGCTTGGGCACCTTGTACGTGCGACCTTCGTGCTCGTAGTCGACCTCCTCGGGCAGGTCGGCCGCAGCGGGCTCGTCTTCCTCGGCCCCCGGGATGCCCGGGGCGTCGTCGTCCTCGGCGGGCGCTGCGTCGGCGCTGTCGTCGGGGGCGTCCGGCAGCGGCGTGCCGTCGGTGTCGTCGGCCGCCGGCGCGGGCGCGGGGGCCGCCTCGCCGGTCTCCTCGCCCTTGAAGCGCCCGTTCGCCTCCCGGCCGCCCTTGGGCTCGCCGCGCGACCGGGCGAACAGGTCGGCGAGCTGCGACTCGGCTTGGCTCGCGGACAGGCCGGAGGGCTCGGGCGCGGCGGAAGGCGCCGTTGCGGGTGCTGCAGGCGGGGCCGCCGGCGCAGCAGGTGCTGCCGGGGCTGCGATGGGCTGGACCATGGGTCAGGCTCCTTTGCCGGCTTTCCGGCGTTGTTCGAGCTGCAGGTTGGCGAGACGCCCGGTGGTGGCCACCGTCACGACGTGCTTGTGCGTCATCCGCAGCGCCTTGACCATCAGCAGCAGCTCGTGGTGCCCCTCGCGGTCGCGAATGGGGGCGTTGATCCACTTGTCGATCAGGGCGCGCTCGGTCGTGCTGAACGCCTCCTGGAACATCGGTTCGGCAAGCAGGGCCGCCGCGCGTGCACCGCGGTTCGACTCGTCGTGCAGCTTCTCGTTGCCGTCGCTCAAATCAGCAGCTCCAAGGCAAGGAATGCGTCCATGTCGTCCTCTTCGATCTCGGCGTCGCGGCGGGCGGCCTCTTGGAGCGCACGCTCCATCAGCGCCTGCGCCTCGGCCTGAGCGGCTTCCTGCTCGCGAATGAGCGCGGTCGCAAAGGCCCGCAGGTACTCGGCACGCAGGTCGCGCTGAGCGATCGGCGCAGGGTCGATGCCCGCGAGCTGCTGCGTAGGCGGCAGGCCGACGTCTATGACCTGCAGCGCGGCGTCAAAGCGGCCGGCGGCCTTGCGTGCGCGGCGCTTCGTCTCGCGGCTGGTCTGCGCGACCGGCTCGGGCTGGGGTGCGCGACGCGCCTCCTTGGCGGCGTCCTCGGCGGCCCGACGCGCCACCAGGTCGGCGATCTCTGCGTACGGGCCGACGTAGGTGCGCCCTTCGATGCGGATTGCCACGCGAGGGCCGCGTCTGCTGCCGCCACCGGGGGCGCCGACGGGCTGCTGCGCCGTCTCGATCGCGCCCCAGGACGCCCCCCAGGCTGCACCCCACGACTTGCCCCATGCGCTCATCACGCCGCCGGACCCCACGGATCGGCCTCGACGCCCGTGCCGACCACCTCGATGCCCTTGACGTAGCGCACGTCGGCTGCGATCGGCTCTGCGGCTGCGATGGCTGCGGCTGCTGCGGCTTGGACTTCGGCGGCATCGGGCACGGCTGCGATGGCGGTCTGCGTGGCGTCGTGCTCGGCCTGCGCGGTGACGGCGCGAGCCGCGGCTGCGGACTCGGCTTCGCGCGTGCTGACGGCCACGTCCAGCCGCGACTGGATCAGCGCGTCGAGCGCAGCCAGCGTGGACGCCTGGGCGAGCTGCACCTCGGCGCCGTAGAACAGGCTCACGATGCCGTTGTTGCCGAAGTTGATCCGCTGAGTCGCGGGCAGGGTCCGCATCAGGACTGTGCCACCCGCGTCCTCGCGCCGGAAGTAGGCCTCGACGTCGAAGTTCGCACCAACGGTGAACGTCTTCTCGCCGCCGCCCGTGAACGAGTAGAGCACCACGTTGTCGCTCACGCGAATGACGCGCGTGACGTCGGTCGGGTTCGGCCCTTGGAGCGTGATTGTCGCGTCGCCCACGACCCACAGGCTCGGGTTGACGTCGGTCGGCAGGCTGATCTGATTGAGCTTGGTGTACGGGTTGGTCTGCCCGGCGGTGACGCGCAGGCGCATCTCCAGCCCCGTGCCGCCCGCCGCGTAGCCAGTCAGCGCCGCGAACGCGCTCGCGAGGTTTGCGCCTGTGAGCGCCGCGTAGGCGGGCCACGCGGTGCCGGGCACGCGCATGGCGAACTCGGTCACTGTGACCGAGCCCATTGTCTCGGTGCCCGCCAGCAGGCGAGCCCGGCCGTAGGCGTAGGCGACGCCCGGCTCGGTGCCGCCCGTGAGCGCGGCGCCGTTGACCGAAACGATGAGGCCGAGCCCCGCGTAGATGCCCGTCCCGGTGATCGTGTAGCCGCCGCCGATGCTCGTGCCGCTGACAGTGGCGTTGCCGGTGCCGACGACCGCGATGACCGCGGCGAGCGCGGTGGCCGCCGCCGCGTTGAACGCGAGCGCGCTGGTCGTGCCCAGCACCGTGCCGGCCGCGTTCGCGATCGTGAGGGTGAACGTCCCGCCCGTCGGCACACCGGGCGCCTGCGCGATGTTGACGTTCGCTGCGGCGCCCGGTGCATCGACGTACAGATACGGCGCAACGCTCTGGAAGCCCGTGATCCCGTGCATCGCGAACGGCATCGTGATCACCGCCGTGTCCCCGGCCTCGGGCAGCAGGAACGCGCCCAGCGCGTCGGTGTAGGCCGCGCCGGTCAGTTCCAGCGAGGCGCCCGCACCGAAGGGGCCGAACGTCACATGCCCGGTCGTCGGAGTCAGGCTGGGGTCGGTGTAGTTCCCGCCGACCCAGTCGTTCACGCCCGAGAAAGTCTCGGTGATGCCAGCGATCGTGCTCGACACCATGTCGTACTGGCCGCCCTGGCACGCGTCGAGGCCCGCCGCAAGTTGCGCGGTCGCGAACGTCGCGAACAGCTTGCGCGCGATGAGGTTGTTCGCGAGGAAGGTCGAAGGTAGGTCGATGAGCGGGCCGCTGCGCACGTTCGCCAGCGAGACGTTGGCGATCTCCAGCCCGCCGCAAGCCATCGACAGCATGGCTGCGGTGTTGTTCGTGCCGTCGCTCACGCCGCCCAGCACCTTGAGGTTGGACGACGCCGCGTCGGTGGCGATGATGTAGCTCCGCGCGCTGCCGGGGCCGGCGTCTGCGTATCCCGCGAAGGTGCAGCCGGTGCAGTTCGTCGTCAGGACGGCGTTCATCGCGTTCGCGGAGCTTTGCGTGTTCAGGGTCGTGTCGGCGTACTGGTAGCCCGCGATCGTGCATCCGGTCAGGTTGGTGAACGACAACGAGGCGCCGATGCCGACGAGGTTCGTCAGCTTCAGCCCGGCCGGGATCGTCAGCACCTGCAACGTGCGGTTGCCGGTGGTGCTTCGCGTCCCGTAGAACGTGGTGGTCACGCGGTCGAGCGCGGTGAGCGCAGGGGCGACGTTGAGGTTGAAGCCCAGCGGGTTCTTCGCCCCGGTGACGACGCGCTTCATGCTGACCGGGCCGAACACCGACGCGATCTGCGAGGCCGAGACGCTGGCGAACGGGGTCCGGCTATGCGCGAACCCGTCCAGTTCGACGCCGCCGTTGCTGCTGTTCGCCTGCCACGCATCGCCGCCGATGCCGACGTTCACCAGCCGGATGGACTTGAACTGGTCGGTGACCATTCGGAACTTGTCCGAGATGCTGCACCACTCGCAGTCCATAGTGCCCAGCGGCGACAGGTCGATGGCCGACAGGTTGGCGGGGGCGTTCTCGAAAACGATCGCCTGCGGGTTCGTGCCGCCGGTCAGCGAGTTGTTCGCGATGCGCGTGCCCAGCCGCTCGTTGGCGTAGGCGCCGGCCCATGTCACCGACACTGAGGTAGGAATCGGGCCACCGCCGGGCGTCACGGTGCCGACGCCGGTCACCGCCTCGATCGCCGTGTCGATCTGCGCGCTCGTCGCGTTGAACGGGATCGCCGCGGTCGTGCCCAGCACGGTGCCATTCTCGCGGCTGATCTCGATGGTGAACGTGCCGCCGGTCGGCGTGCCCTGCGTGGAGACGGATAGAACCCGAGTCTGGTTCGTCAGCAGCCGGTTGCTGATGAAGATGTTTGGGATGCGGACCGCGCAGCCCGCCGGCACCGCGCGCCCGTTGGTGTTGTCGCCGCAGCGCAGGGTGCGGTTGGTCTCGTGCCAGAACAGCGCCTGCCCGGCGACGGTGTTTCCCGCACTGAACGCGGTCGGGTCCGCGCCGCCGACGGTCGTGTTCGCCCCGACGTTAAGGTTGAACTTCGGGTCTTCTTGGACGACAAGCCACGGCATGAACACGCCGCTGCCCGCGCTCTCCTCGACCTCGACGTAGGTCATCGTCTTGATGACGCCGCCGAACAGCGCGGTGAAGTCCCACGTCTGCGCCGCCCCCGTGCCGGCCGCGAGCGACATCGGAGCGCCACGGATCTCCAGCACACCCCCTGCCTCGAACCGCAGGTCGTGGTCCATGTCGTGCAAGTCGAAGATCAGAGGCACCGTGGTGCTGCTGTTCTCGATCCGCAGCTTGCCGGACGTGATGCACTGGATCGTGCCGGGGCGTGTCGCAGGCGTGGCGCTCACGGTCAGCGTCGCGCCGTTGCGGATCTCGATGATCTCGGCCTGCGCGTAGCTGACGCCGGTGAGGTTGGTGCTGCTGGTGACGATAGCCATCAGTCGCGCACCTTATCCACGATCCACGTCCAGCCGTGCGACTGGCGCGGCGGCGAGAGCGCGGCACGCTGCTCGTCGGACAGGCTCGTGTCCTGCATCAGCGCGTCGTACAGCATCTGCGCGTATGCCAGGTCGGTGAAGATGTGATGGAGGGACGGATCGGGTTCCATGCGTCAGCCCTCCCCGCGCAGCGTCGCGCCGTTGCGGATCTTGATGGTCTCGGCCTGCGCGTAGGACACGCTGGTCAGGTTCTGACTGGTCGTTACGATCGCCATCAGGCTGCGTCCTCGACGATCAGGTCACGGGGCATGGGTTAAGCTTGCCAGGTGACCGATCCACCGACGAGCACGTACGCGCCGCCCGACCACATGAACTCGACGATGAGCCGCTGATTGGCGGTGCCTGCCGCAGTCGTTCCGAGCGCCGTCCCGGTCGCGCCGACGAACTGCGAGCCGAACGCAAGGGTGAAGCCCCCCGTGGCGTTCTGCTGCGCGATGACGGCGACCCGCTTGCCGATGGCCGCGCTGTTCCACGGCGGGTTGACGATGATCGTGTTGCCGGTGAGCGTCAGCGTCAGCGTATCGACGACGTTGAGCTCTTCCGTCACGTTGCCCGTGACGTTGCCTTTCGCACGCAGATAGCCGCTGTTCGTCGGCCGCTGCATGCAGAAGAAGCAGTTGTCCTGCGGCGACGGGGAAACCCCCTGCCAGAAGAACTGCGCGGTGACCGACTCGCCCGCCGAGTTCGTCCAGGCGACGTTCTCCCAGCGCAGCACCGGCCCGTTGAAGTTGCGGAACGACACAAGCGGCACGCGCGGCGTGCCCGACGGCAGCAGTCCGTCGAGATGCAGCACCGCGCCGTTGCCGTTGCCGATCTCGAACGCAGGCCCGGACAGCTTGTCGCCGTTCTCAAGCTTGCCGTTGCGCCACGTCTGCTTCGCATTCCCGGTTGCGCCCGACTGCGCGCCGAGCAGGAACAGCCGCTGGCACGACTCAGGGTAGTAACCGTCCACCGTCAGCGTGCCGTGCGCCAGGCCGTCGGACGCGACGAGGTGCCGCAGGTGGCTCGCCAGGATGTTGCGGATGACCGTGTTGTCGGCATTCAGCCGCGCGCCGTTGCCGCCAACGCCAGCCGGTTGCAGTGGGTAGAACGGGGAGTTGGTCTTGCCGATGGAGAGGAACGCGCCCATCGTCGGCACCGTGCTGCGCGCGCCACCCGTCGCGGCGTTGTGCGACATGGTGACCTGAGTCGGGCTGTCGATAGACCGAATGACCGCATGATCCGGCATGCACGCTGCAACTGAGGCGCTGGCGTCGTTCAGCGACATGCCGCGTCGCAGGTTGGTCGTGTCGCTCATGGTCACGAGCGGTGATGCGTTGGTGAACGTCATCGTGCGCGCCGACAGTTGGCACATCGGGTACGGCGACTCGAAGGTCGTTCCGTCCACGTTGTAGCCGAACTCGACGCAGAACATGCAGTAGTTCCACCAGCAGTCGCGGAACGTCTGCGTGGTGCAGTCGTTCAGCGCCACCGCCGAGAAGTAGTCGACCCACGAGCACTGCGAGAACCCGGCGTTGAAGAACACATGCTGGTTCGCGGCATCGCCACCGCCGAGCTGCACCGCGCGCTGGTTGACGAACACCTGCACGAGGTTGCCCGACGTCGCGGCGAAGTTCGTAATCGTCGGCTGATCGGCGAACGTGACCGTGATCGGGCTGGTGCCGGCGACGCTGGTGACCGTCGCCCAGTGCGGCGCAGGGCTCACCATCGACGCATAGGCGTCCGCGCTGATGCAGATGGCATCGCCGACCGAAACGGCAGTGCCGGCAGGTAGCGTGCAGCTCGTCGCCCCTGCGCTGATGCCAGCAGACAGCCCGCGAACGTCGCGCACGACAACGCCCGGCCCGGCCCACTTGATCTTCTCGAACCGCAGGTGCGTGGTCTGCGGCGTGCCGTCGTTCGTGAACAGCCAGTCGGCACCGCTGCGTGCAACCGTCGAGATGAACGTCGTCGCGCCCTCGCTGCGGAAGGTCGGCCACCGCCCCTCCGGCGTCGACAGCATCGAGAACGCTTCATTCGCCGGGGGGCCGCGCCACAGGATCGGCGGCACGTAGTAGAAGTCGCCGCCCGGGAACACGACCTCCAGCTTGCCCCCGCTTGCAGCAATCCGGTCGGCGACGTTCTGCAGCAGCACGGTATTCGCGGCGGCATGGGCCGACCCGGTCTGCAGGCCCTTGACGATCACGGCCGGCGACACGAGCCCCGGATCGACCACCACCCCGTGACCGCGCTGCACGATGTCGCGCTCGATCTGCTGCGACAGGTTCAGCACCTGCCCGATGGTGTAAGCCCCGTGCGAGAGCGTCACTGACTGCGTGATGCGGACCGTCATTGCTGATTCTCCTGATTTGGCTCAGCCGGCACGTCGTCGTCTTCGACCTCGATCACCTCACTGGCCGCAATCCGCCCGTCCGGACCGCGCATGTGGCGCACCACCTTGCGACGGGCAAGCGGCGGCTGTCCGCGCTCGTTGACGCCCTGCGCAGCCAGTCGCTCGCGCCGCGCGTTCGTGTCGCTCTTCTCGCGCGAGTCGCGGTCCATCGCCGCGCGGGCCAGGTCGACCTGGTGCTGCAGGAATGCGGCCGAGCGGCGAACGTCGGCGTCGAGCTGCGCCTTCTGGAAGTCGGCGCGGATGCCGAGCTCCTTGAGCCGCACGTCCTCGGCGGCCTTCTGGCGATCGAGCGAGAGCTTCGCCTGCTCGGCCATGAGGCGCGGATCCGGCGGCGGGCCCATCTGCTGGCCGGGCGGCTGCTTCGCGGGGTTCACCCAGAACTCGTCGGGGTCGCGGTAGCCGGCCTCGGTCGTGATCTTCGCGAGCGAGTTGTACATCGTCTGCGGATTCGACAGGCCCATGCCGGCCACGCCCTGCTGCGCGGTCACGATCATCTGCAGCAGGGAGATGCGGGCCTGCTTGTCGCCGCTGCCGAGCGCCACGTTGACCCGCATGTCACTGCGCTTCTGCCACTCGCGCGGGTCAACCGCCGTCCACTTGCCGCGAAGCTGCATCGTCAGCTTCTTCTGCCCGTGCTTGAGCAGCAGCGTGTGGACGATCTGGTACAGCTCCTTGACGCCCGTCTCGGCGAAGACGCGGGCGATCAGCTCGATGCGCGCCATCGCGGCGCTCATCACCTGGTTGATCCCGCTGGCCGTCTTGTTCAGCGCGTTGCCGTCGAAGTTCTGACCCTGCAGCACGCGCGGCGAGGCACCGGTCCTGTTCTCGAGCACGCTGTCCATGTACTCGATCGTCTGAATGATCGGCGCGCCCAGCGCGGGCGTCACCAGCGGCACGATCGCAGTCGACGGGTCGCCCGAGACACGCACGATGCCGCCCGGGCGCACGGTCAGCAGGTCGTCGAGGTTGACCGTGTCCTCGTTGATCGCGTGCCGGCCGTTGTTGGCCAGGTACATGTTGTCGAGCAGGCCGCGGATCAGCGTGGTCTTGATCTCCTGCAGATCCATGACCGCGTCGGCCACGCTCATGCCCTGGTGCCGGTGCGGCACGATCGTGGGGGTGAGCGCCGCCACCAGCACGCGGTCGTACGGCTCGTTCGCGAGGATCGTCTTGCCGACCACCACCACGCGGCGCATCTCGGCGATGCCGTCTCCGTCGTAGTCGACGCGCATGAACGCGGTCCGCACGCGCACCTCGCGGCTGGCCGGATCGTTGTCGTCGGCGGTGCCGTCCTCGTCGGTGCGGGTCAGCACGCGGTTCCGGATGGCCTCGACGTTGCGCCCGTCGGTCGCGAAGCTGCCGTCGTCCTCGTCGGCCAGCGAGTCGGGCACGTCGAAGCCCGCCTCGCGCAGCTCCGAGATGGTCTTGTCCTCCCAATACTCGACGAAGTTCGCCCTCTGCAAGCTGACGTGCTTGTAGCCGCCCTCGACGCGGATGCGCTCCGGCGGGATGGTCTCGATGCAGACCTTGCCCTGCGGCTCGCGCCGGCGCAGCGTGACGTCCCAGAACTCTTCGACGCCTGCGGCCGTGGCCACCATCTGCCGCTCGGACTCGACGATGTCGATGTCACGGTCCTCCATCAGCAGCGTGAGCTCCTCGACCGTCATGTTGCGGTAGCGGCTCTCGGTCGTCTCGGTGCGCTCGTCCCAGTAGGCGAGCACGTAGGCGTTCTTCGACAGCAGCGCGTCTGTGAACCAAGCGTAGAGCGTCGCGAACCCGTCGTTCTGGTCGACGACGACGTGGTCGACGACGTCCGTCTCCTGGTCGGCCTGCTCGACGTCCTCCGGGCCCTTCGGGGTGAATTTCACCACCTGTTCGCCGCCGAAGAACATGCGCAGGAGCGCGGGCTTGATCCACTCGATGGTCGAGTAGACCTCGCGCATGACGATCTGGCTGCGTCCCTCGACCTCGTTGCCGAGCGCATCGCCGAAGTAGTAGGACAGCGCCTTGGCGTTGTCGCCGGAGACGGTCGCGTTCTCGCTCTTCGACTCGCGGGACTCGATCAGCGCGAGCAGGCGCTGCTCGCCCATCTCGCGGTTCTTTTTGCGTGCGGCCGGTTTAGCCATCGACGGCCTCCTTGCGTGGGGCCTGCCGCGAGATCGCGACCTGGGCGAGCGTCGTGCGCAGCGTGGTGATCTCGGCGTGCATGAGCTCGAGCGCCTCGCTCTGCTTGCGGCAGCCGGCCAGGATGTCCTGCATGGCCTCCTGCTGCATCTGGACCTGTGCACGGAGCAGCGCGACGGACTGGGCGAGAGCCATGGACATCAGACGATCCCCAGCGCAGGGTAGTTGATCTGGGCGCGCTTGCGCGACTCGGTGCGGCCCTTGATCAGGTTGCCGAACAGCCGCGCCGCGATGTACTGCAGCGCGTCGTGCGGGTGCGAGTAGTCGTTCTTGTCAGGCGTGTCGTGATACCGCGGCTCCACGCCGCCGATCTGCACGCGCTTGTAGGTGTAGCGGCCTTGGAAGCCGCGGCGCAGCATTCGGCAGCGCGGGTTGACCACCAGGCGCGGGCGGCCGCTGACCAGCGTGTTCAGCCCGTGCTTCACGCTGCCCAGCCGGATCTCGATCACCTGAATGCCGTCGATCATGTGGAAGCCGCGACCGCGCAGGATCGAGAAGCAGGTCTCGTTCTCCTTGGCCAGAGCGCTCGTGGCGTGGCCAGCTGGGTCGCCGACGCTCGTGACCTTCGCGTGGTCGATCCACGGGTAGCGCTGCGCGAGCATGGCCAGCACCTCGTCGGCGAACGCCTCCATGCCGATCGAGTCCGCGGTGAGCTCGTCGAAGGCGACGACCTGGCCGTTCGGCAGCTGCTGCGCGGCGACAAACGCGGGCTGCAGGCCGAAGTCCCAGCCGAAGAGCAGCGAGTCCATCGCGGCCTTCTCGTTCGGCTCCGCGGCCGGGCTGCAGTGCACGCTGTCGACGTACGACGGGTAGACCGGCTTGCCCTCCCGGACGTAGCCGTACTCGGCGTCGACGTAGACCCGCACGAAGTCCGGATCGGCCGAGTCCGCCATGTCCTGGTAGTAGCCCGGGCGCAGGTTCGGCAGGTTCTCCGCGTGCGGCGAGCGGCCGCCGGGTTGGCGGAACAGCGCCCAGTTCCGCGGGCGCACCTCCTCGAACTGCTTGTACCACCAGCTGTCGTCGTCGGGCGGGTTCGTGTCCATGATCGCGCCCGGCTCGACGCAGCCGCCCTGCGCGACGCTCGGGTAGCGGCCGACGCGACCGAGCAGCGCCTGGATGATCGGCCATGGCACCTCGCGGGCCTCGTTGACCCAGGCGCCGGTGAGCTCGAGCGAGAGCAGGTTGCTCACATGGTCCGGTCGGTCGAGCGCGCGGAACAGGATCTCCAGGTGCAGGTCGGGCAGCAGCCGGTCGATCACGAGCCGGTGCTCGGACTTCAGGTACGTGCCGAAAGCGCTCGCCGGCAGCCACTGCTCGACGGTCCGCATCGTGGTGTCTTCGAGCTGGCGGTACGTGTTGCGGATGACCGCGAAGCGCGCGCGCCGCATGCCGTCGGGCCCGACCGGCTGGCGCTCCGCCCACTTCACCAGCTCGATGACGCATCCGGCGCTTTTGCCGCTGCCGAAGGGCCCCATCAGCCCGCGAACGAAGGTGCCGTGCGCGTCGCTGAACCGCGCGAGCGTCGGCGAGTGCGTGTAGTGGTAGGCGAGGACGCTCACGATGCGCCGTCGCCGGGCTTGCGCTCGTACGCCGCGGCTGTCGGCCCGATCAGCAGGCGGATGCCGCCGCCGTTCTCACCGACGTGCTCGTGCGTCGATCGCTCGCCGTAGACCTTCGGCAGCATCTTCGACAGGAGCCACTTCCGAGTGTCGACCCGCAGCCTCGAGCGGGCGACAACCTCGGCGTTCGTGCGCTCGTTGCCGTCCGCGTCCTGATGCGTGTCGCTCGAGCCGTCGTCCGCGATCTCGAGCAGCTCCTCGGCCAGCCGCTCATAGCCCAGGGCCCGAGCGTGCGCGTACTGCGAAGCGAAGCCCTGCACGTCGTCGCGCGCCCACAGTCGAACGGCGGCCTCGGTCGGCATGCCGTCATCGCGACAGATGGCCCGCAGCGACTCCCCGGCGGCGAGACGCTCGCAGATCAGGTCCGCGATCTTCTGCGTGTACGTGGACTTGCGCCCCACGATCTCAGCCGCGCCAGGCGCGCAGAGCGAGGTGCACGGCGATGGCGAGGTGCTTCTGCACGCCCGGGAACGGGGCCTGCGGCGCGAAGCGGAAGCGGTTGATGCTCTCCGGACCTTCGACGACCGCGTCCTCCCAGGCCTCGCGGTGCACTGCGTTGACCGCGGCGCTGTAGCTGCGGTTCAGCACGGCCGCTTACCGCCGCCCTTTCCCTTGCCTTTGCCCTTGCCCTTCATCGCGTGCCCCATGTGAGAAGCCCGGCGCGGGGCCGGGCTAAGCGGTCCTGGCGGACCGCGGAGGAGGAGACGGGACGATTGTCACGCTGGCTGGCTTTCGGAATCCCGAACGATTGCGGCGGCTGCGAGCCCTCGAACGGTGTGCTCGCCCCAGAGCTCGAGGAGCGCCTCGCCGTCGGAGTGGCGCGGCTCGGCGCCGAGGTTCTGCCAGCCGTGGACGGTGGCGATGCCGACGTCGAGGGAGCGGGCGATCTGGGTGAGCGAGACGCCGGCGCCCCGCAGCTCGAGGATGACGCGAGGCCAGTCGATGGGGGGCGCTCGGCGGGTCATGACGCTGCGAGGTACTCGACGATCAGGTCGCGCGCGGCGATCCAGCCGACGCAGACCTCAGCGCGGTAGCCGCGCTCGTTGTAGCCGGCGATCCACTCGCGCTGCTCTGGGGTGACGGAGTAGCGGCCGGGCTTCTTGAGTTCGATGCGCAGGCCGTGATAGCCGCCGCGGGGCACGTCGAGCAGCACGTCCGGGACGCCGCGGCGCACGCCCTCGGCCTTGAGCCGGGCGGCCGTCCTTGCGCTGCGCTGCCCGCCGTTGGGCACCGCGAACAGCCAGCGCAGCTCGGGGTGCTGCCGGCGAACGGCATCGGCCCAGGCGAACAACGCAACCTGGTGCGCGTGCTCGTCGCCTCCGGTCACACCGGCACCACGCGATCAAGCAGCGCGCGCAGCTGCTGCACCTGGTCGGCCGTGAGCTGCACGCGGTCGTCGACCTGCAGCGCGCCGTAGATCACGACCGTGCCGTCGAGCCATACGCAGGCGTCGAACGACGGCTCGTCGGGCGGCGCCTCTTCCTCGGCAGCGGCCTCCTCGACCGCCTCCGGCGCGCGAGGCGCACGCGGCGGGCGCGGCGCCGGCAAAGCCGTTGGATCCAGCCGCCACAGCGCGCCCGGCCCCTCCCCCGCCTGCACCGTGTCGTGCATGCCGCCCAGCTGCTGCGCCACGATGATCAGCGGCTTGCCCAGCGCCTCGGCCAGTTGCGCGGTCGTGCGGGTCCGGCCCTCGGCCAGGATCTCGCGAATCTCGTCTCGGATGCTCATGCCGCCTTCTCCTGCGCCGACTCGGCGGCCTTCTCTCGCTCGATCAGCACCAGCAGGCGGGCCCGGACGATCGCCCACTCGTCGGGCGGGATCGCGCGTTTCACCGCGGCGGAGTTCGCTTCGCGATCGCGCTTGACGCCGGCCATGATCGAGCGGGCGTAGCAGCACAGCTGGTTGCGGTAGAACGCGTGCAGCCGATCGTCCTCGGCGGCGCGGCACTCGGGGCAGAGGGTCATGCTGCCCGTCCCATGCGTGCTGCTTCGATCGCGGCGAGGCGACGGTTTTCTGCGGCTGCGATCTGTGCGCGCTCGGCTGCCGCGCGTGCGGCGCCGACGACGTTGCCCTCGCGCAGGACGGCGAGCTGCTCGCGTTCCTCGCGGGTGAGGTCGAGCGCATCGCAGGCCAGCTCGACGGCGGCGTTCGTGAGGCGCACGTCGTGGTCGACGTAGCGGTCGACGATCTTGTGCGCCCATTCGCGCTGCAGGCCACGGCCGGGGCGCTGCATGCCGGCGACCATCTCCCGGATCTTCGCCAGAGCGCGGCGGCCGTTCTCGGTCCGTCGCATGGTCCACGGCCCGTTGTGCTCCTCGGCCTGCCAGGCCTCGGCCTGCTTCTCGCGGCGGTCGATGCCGCGGTCGCGCAGCTGGTCGGCAAGCGCCGACGGGGTCGGCGGGCGGTTGTTCCGGGTGACCCAGTCGTCGAGGGCGCCGACGACGTCGCCGAGCGGATGGGCCCGCAGCGTTCGGAACCAGACCTCGCATCCGGCGGCGCCTGGCGCTCGGCCGCCGAGGGCATCGAACACGCCGGCGAGAGCCTCGGCGAACGGCTTGGCGTCATGCGGCTGCATCGGATTCCCCTCGTTCCCGGGCCTCGGCCTCGAGCTTGGCGACGAGCTGGTCGAGCTCGGCGTTGGTGACCCCGCCTCGGGCGGGTGCTGCTGCGCCGACGACCGTCAGCCGGCCAGCATCGGTGGCCCAGCCCTGCAGCGTGGCGAGGACGTAGCCGATCGCCGGGGCACTGCCCTTGCGGCGGGCGCACTCGGCGATCACGTCCCGCAGCGTCTCGACCGTGACCCCCTGCTCGGCCGCGGCGATCAGCCTCGGATCGCTGCCGGTGACCTGCACGCCGTGCTGCCTCGCCTCGATCGCCAGCCTCACCGCCGGCGGCAGGTCGGGCGCGGGCGCGCTCGCGGCGAGCGATAGCGAGCTTCTCTTCCCTTCCCTTCCCTCTCCCTTGGTGAACGTAACGGTGTCCGTTACGGAGTCCGTCGCGCTCTCCGTTACGGACTCCGTCGGGATCGGCTGACGTGACTGCTCAGAATGCGCCGAGGAGGATCCGTCGGGAGGTGTCGGGTCGGGCTTCCCCTTCCACCGGGCCTGTGTCGCGCGCTGCGTGCGCTGGCGCTGCGCGACCTTCTTGGCCCATGACTCAAGCGCCTTCTCGACGATCACCGGGTGATACCAGCGCCCGTCGGAGCAGAGCACCCAGCCGCGCATGGCATGGGATCGGACCTTCTTCCAGCCCGCGCCGGCCTGCGACAGGTGCGCGAGCATCCGCTCGTTGTCGGGGAGGCTTCCGCAGGGCACCTGGTGCCACGCCTCGCACCAGAGGTTGATCGCGGCGATCTTCTCCTCGGCCCGGCCGAGCACCCAGGTCTCGGAGGTCAGCAGGCGGCGAACGTCGAGCGGCATGTACGCGAAGTCGCGCAGGTCGACGTCGGACGCGACGGGCGGCGCGGGGAGCTGGCTCACGCAGCCCTCCACACCCGCTCGGGCCGGCTCGCCGCCGACAGCCGCGTCGCTCCGGTCGGCTCCGCCCGGCCCTGCTTCTGCAGGTCCGCCAGCCGGCGCGCGATCGCCACGCCGTCGAGCCGCAGCCGCGACGCGAGCTGGTCCTTCGACATCGCCCCGTGCTCGCGCAGGCACGCATGGATCGTGTCGCACTGGGTGCCGGCGAACTTGCGCGCCATCTTCGCGGCGACGAAGCTCGTCACCGGGTCGAACGACCGCACGTTCACCGCCGGGTCGACGGCCGGCGGAGGCACCAGCGCGTCAAGCGCCGGCAGCATGGAAAGCTGTTCAGGCACGGGAGCCTCCCTTGTCGCTTCGGGGGTGGCGCTTCAGCAGCGCAGGCGGCAGCGTCCCGGCGCGGCGTGCGGCGCGAAACTGCTTCTGCGACATGCCGAGCGCCTTGGCGTGCTCGGCCATGCGGTAGTGAGATCGGATCGCAGATGCGGCGCCCGGGGTGGCCTGCAGCTCGTCGTCGTCCACGCGGCTGGCCGCGAGCGGCACCACGCGCCCGCGCGGCAGGCTCGCGTGCACCTCGAGCGCATCGGCGCAGCGGCCGAACGGGTCGTTCACCGCCCCCTCCCGACCAGCATCTCGCGCAGCAGCCGGTTCTCGTCGGCGAGCCGGGCGTTGCGCTCCTGCTCCTCGCGCACCTGGCGCTCGAGCTCGGTCTCGAGCGGGCGCAGCTCGTAGCCGCGGCTGTGCGCCAACCACTCGAGCGGCGCCTCGTTGCCGGCGAGATCCATCAGCGGGCCGAGCAGGTGCAGCGGGAAGTGCGCGTCGCCGCGCAGGATCCGCGACCAGTGGCCGGCATCGATCCCGAGCGCGAGGTGTGCCTCCTTGTCGGCGATGCCGGCCGCCTGCAGGCAGAGCTGGATCGCCGCAGTCATCGACGACTGGCGGTGGACCAACGCCGGGTCAACGTCGATCGGATCGCCGGGCGTGACCATCGGGAGCTGGCGTCCGGCAAGGGCCGTCGACACTCTCGACGGCGGTTGACGGTCGATCGTGGACGGGAAAGGAGAGACTGCGGCCATGCAGACGACCTCGATTCAGCGGGGGATGAACGGGAGCGCGCGCGAGCGGCGCACGGCCGGAGAACGGCGGCGGCGCGCGAACGCGACGCAGCGCAGCAGACCTGTCATGCCGCGGCTTCCTGCTTCGGGACGTCCGGGGCGCCAGGCGTGCCGATCAACTCGGGCCAGACGCGGTGCCAGTCGGTCGGGCGCATGGCCCATCGACGGACCTGCCGCCCCGACTCGGCCTCGATCGCAACCATCAGCTCGGGCCGCAGAACGGCGCCAGTGCTGAGAGCCTTCCGGAGGTAGCCGATGGTCGTGCCGCAGCGGTCAGCGAACGCGGCCTGCTCCGACGGAGGCAGGCTGTTGAGGTGCTGGCGCAGTGGTTCCATGCCACGAAGATTACCCGTGGGTACACTTCCGGTCAATACCCGCGGGCCATTTACTCGCGGGTACTCGGCGGAAGATGCTCCGGTCGTGGTGGATATCTACGAAACCAGACGCGCCCGCCTGCGCGAACTGATCGACACAAAGTTCGGCGGCAAGCAGGTCGGCCTGGCAACGGCGATCGAGCGCCAGCCCGACTACATTTCGCGTTGCCTCAAGGGCACGAAGCGGATAGGAGAGGACTTCGCGCGCTTCGTTGAGCAGCAGACGGAGATGCCGGTTGGGTGGCTGGATCGGCCCGATGTCGTGCTGATCGACTCGAGCGGGCATACCGCAGCCGTCATTCAGGCGAAGACGACCGCTTCCTCAGCCGGCAACCTGACCCTCTTGGGCGAGCCCCACACCCAAGCTCAGATGCTGAGCCTGCGCCCCGGTGAGATGTGGCTTCCGCAGTACGAAGGGGTCCGGGCGATGATGGGCGAAGGCAGTGACGGCGCGAGCGACGTGGTGACGCTCGTGCGGGTGTCCAAAGAGGGGCTGCGCCGGCGGCTGATCCGCACGACGTTCACCAGCCTGAAGAACCTGAAGCTGCTCTCGGCCTACGGGGACAGCATGGCGGGCACCTTCGAGGACGGCGACGTGCTGCTCGTCGACTCGGGCGTGTCAGCGATCGACCGCGACGGCGTCTACGTCTATTCGCGCGACGGCGAGCTGCTCGTGAAGCGCCTGCAGCGCGAGGACGATGGCTCGCTGACGGTGATCAGCGACAACCCGCGGTATCGCGATCGGCGAATCGCCCGCGGCGACCGCGCGGCGTACCAGGTGCACGGCCGCGCGCTGCTGGCCTGGACGGCGAAGGTGCTGTAGCCGAGGGGATTCGCCCGCCCTACTTCGGCGCGGCGAACCCCTCGATGATCCAGGCGGTTACTCGAGCGCCGATGTAGAAGAACGCGGCGAAGCCGAGGCCTCCGGCCACGCCACCTGCCATCTCGCCTAGCCGGCTTCGACATTCCAAGACCGATCCGTCGCGGGCAATAGTCGGCACGCACGACAAGTGGTCGCCAAGAACGGTCACAGTCATGGCAAGCCCGAACAACAGGGAAGCCGCGGCCAACCCTATCCCGATCCACCGGATTACCGCCGCGATGCGACGCAGCCCTTCGCTCCCGTTCACGGCGTCAGTAGCAGTTCGTGTAGCCGGCCGACGTCGTGCAGGTCATCGTGCGGCCGTTGAAGTTGTAGACCCGCGTGTCGGACGCAGGCGCGGGCGCCGGGAAAGAAGGCATTGGCGCCTGCCCCTGCCGCAGCATCTGCAGGCCGAAGTTCGTCATTGCGGCGTCGCGCTGCGCCTGTGCGCCAGCCTGGGCGTTGTACTCGGTCAGGATGCTCGCGGCGTACGGCCTGCAATCGAGGTTGCGCACTCGCATCTGTTCCGCGCCTCGCAGGCGATCGCTCTCGCTGACCCCGGGCCGGATTTGCGAAACGCAGATGAGGTAGTCGCTCGCCTCATGCGGCTGCGGCCCACGCGGGCCTTGCGGGCTGGCGCACCCGGCTAGGACGGTGACCACGCTGGCCGCGGCCAGGGTCGCACGCGCAAGAGCAGCTCTGTTCATGTTCGATCCGAACAACACAATCGCGCGACTCTACCAGCCGAAAGCGCCGGTTGCCCCCTCGCTTGGGTGGTCGCGATGTTTCGTTACCTTGGGGTATTGCACTGAGCATTACCTTTGGGTACAGTCTCTCCATCGCGTCACCCGACGCAGACGGAGGGCAGCATGGGATTCCGGGACTACCTGACCGACGCAGCCGCAGCGTACGAAGACCGCGCTGCCGACAAGACCGCCAAGCAACAAGCCTGGCGTGCGACGCGCGAGACCGCGATCGTCGCGGACCTTGAGACGCGCCCGCTGCTGGCGTGCATGACGGCGCACTGGAGCCGTGAGACCGCCCCGCCCGTCAGCGTCGAGCTCGTCGAGTGGGTGATGCACACCAGCGGCGACGCGGCCCGCACGCTGGCCGAGGCGATCTACTCGCCCACCGCGCGCCACCGCTTGCATCGCATGTTTGCCGCAGACGCTGCGTCGATCGAGTGCGGCGCGCTTCCGGAATCGCACTGGAGCGATGCATGACCGCCGCCAAAATTGTCGCGTACCTGACCGCGTGGGCGCTGTGCTCGGCGCTCATGTACCAACTCATCGCCGGGCGGGTGTTCTGATGGCTGAGCACACGATTAAGCACCGCAACACGGGCGCCGTGCTGTACACGGGCGACGGTGAGTCGCTGCGAGACGTGGTGGAGGCGGCGGTATCCGACGGGGCCTACCTCGCCGGGGCCAAGCTCGACGGGGCCTACCTCGCCGGGGCCAACCTCGGCGGGGCCAACCTCGCCGGGGCCGACCTCGCCAGGGCCTACCTCGGCGGGGCCGACCTCGCCAATGCCAACCTCGCCGGGGCCGACCTCGCCAGGGCCTACCTCGGCGGGGCCAACCTCGTCGGGGCCGACCTCGCCGGGGCCAACCTCGCCGGGGCCAACCTCGTCGGGGCCGACCTCGCCGGGGCCAACCTCGCCGGGGCCGACCTCGCCAGGGCCTACCTCGGCGGGGCCGACCTCGCCAATGCCGACCTCGCCGGGGCCGACCTCGCCGAGGCCAAGCTCGACGGGGCCTACCTCGCCGGGGCCAGCCTCGCCGGGGCCAACCTCGTCGGGGCCGACCTCGCCGGGGCCAGCCTCGCCGGGGCCAACCTCGTCGGGGCCGACCTCGCCGGGGCCAACCTCGCCGGGGCCAACCTCGTCGGGGCCGACCTCGCCGGGGCCAACCTCGCCGGGGCCAACCTCGCCGGGGCCAACCTCGCCGGGGCCAAGCTGATCGGCAAGCGCCCGATTATTCAAATTGGCCCCATCGGATCGCGCAGCTCGTACGTCGTTGCGTACCTGACCGACGCGGGCGTGCGGGTGCGCGCGGGTTGCTTCTTCGGCTCGCTGGACAAGTTCCGCGCCGCTGTCATCAAGACGCACGGCGAGTCAATCCACGCCCGCGAGTACGCCGCAGCGATTGCACTGATCGAGATGCACGCGGAGTGCTGGACTCCGGCTGCCGTTGTTTCGGAGGCCGCATGAGCCGCGCCGCGTTCGAGCAGCAGGAGCGCGCCGAGGCGCATGCGTCGGACGTCGCGGACAACATCCGCCGCGAGCGCGCCGAGCACCGCGCGGAGATGCGCGGCGACTGGGTGCCGACGCCGATCATGCGCAGCGACGTCGATTGCGCGCGTGTCACCGGCTACGGCGTGACGCGCCGCGTGTCGCAGGGCGTCTACGTGGCGCTGTGCGACAGCGACGGCGTGCGGATGACGTTCGCCACCGAGCAGGCCGCAAGCGAGATCGCGGCGGCAGTCAACGCGCAGGGGGCGGCATGAACGCGCAATCGATGCGTCACCGCCGCCTGCTCTCGGGCGTGCGCCGCACCGGGCTGCAGGTCGACCCGCAGGTCGCGCGCGGCATCAGCGCCCGACACGCACAGGGCTGGAAGGACCAGCAGCACGACGACATCGACGGCGACGGGCTGCGGATGCTGCGCAACGCGGTGGTGGGCGGCATCGCCGTGTGGGCGCTGTTCGGCCTGCTGCTGTGGTGGGCCGTCAACCTGCTGGCGGCCTGATGAGCGAGCAGCGGTTCCACGCGGAAGTGATGGCAGAACTCCAACAACACGAGGAAGAGCATGGACAGCATCAAGGAACTCAGCGCGGCGATGGCGAAAGCATTCCCGGCGATCGAGGGCGCGATCAAGGGCAAAGCGAACCCGGCGTTCCGCAGCAAGTACGCGGACCTGTCGTCGGTGGTTGACGCGATCAAGCCGGCGCTTGCGGACCACGGGTTGTGGTTCCGCCAGGTCACGCACAGCGTCGAGGGTGGCGTCTGCGTCGAGACCGTGATCCACCACGAGAGCGGCCAGTCGCTGCCGTGCGGGCCACTGTTCGTCCCGGCGACGAAGCATGACGCGCAGGGCTTCGGCAGCGCGCTGACGTACTGTCGTCGGTACTCGCTGATGACCGCGTTCGGCGTGCCCGCCGAGGACGACGACGGCAACGCAGCCAGCAAGCCCCACGGCGCGCGGCAGAACGGCGCACAGCAGCCCGACGCAGAGGCGGACAAGCATCGGGCCATCCGCGAGGTTGCTGACGCCTGCATCGCTACGCATGCCGCCGCCGTGTCGCAGATGGAGCGCGAGAACGACGCAAGCGGGTTCTGGGAGCTGCACCGCGCTGCGTCGCGCGTGATGGGCGAGGACCGGATGATCCTGTGGGACATGCTGTCCAAGCACAGCGCGGTGCGTGCCGCGATCAAGGAATACGCGGGGTATGCGGCGACTGAGAAGTCCAAAGCCATCGCGTGATGATGCAGCGCGTCTTCATCCTCCGCTCGGCCCCGCAGGCCCGCCAGCTCTGGGCGTTCCTCAAGGCCAACTGGCTTGAGATGGCGCAGGCCGGTCGGCCGCTGGCGGTCACGGTGTGCGAGGCGAAGGCCAAGCGCAGCGGCGACCAGAACCGCCGGTATTGGGCGCTGCTGAACGACATCTCGTCATCGGCGTGGGTCGGCGGTCGGCAGTACACGGCGGACGTGTGGCACGCCGAGTTTGCCGGGCGCTTCATCGGCTGGAGCGAGACGCCGTCGGGCGCGAGCGTGCCGATCAGCACCACCACGCTGTCGGTGGCCGATTTCACCGCCTACATGGATCGTATCGAGGCATACGCCACGAGCGAGCTTGGCATCGAACTAGGAGTCCCGCAGTGACCATGCTCACACCACGCCAGTACGAAGCCGCGCGGCTCATCGCGGCCGGCACCACGCGCGCCGAGGCCGCCCGCCGACTCGGCGTCACGCCGAGCTGCATCGACCAACACATCCGCGCCGCGTCGAAGCGCCTGGGCGTCGAGGGCCGCCGCGAGCTAGCCGCCGCGCTGCAGGACTGCGCGGTCGTGATTCGCCCGCGTATCGGGCGATGGGGGCTCACGCGCGGCCAGGCGGTGCAGATCGTCGGCGGCCGCTACGCAGGGCGCGCGGCGACGTATCTCAAGGCGGCCAACAGCGTGCAGATTTTGGTTGCGATTGGCGCGGGAAAGATCGCGGTGACGGCTCGGTTCGTCGAGCCGGTGCGGGAGGCAGCATGAAGCCCCTCGACCTCATCACCGCCCTCGCCGCCGCGTGCGACGCGATGCGCCGCAGCGACCCGACTTGGTGCCTGCTGCACGACTGCGAGCAGGTCACCGACGTGGAGTGGGATGACGCGCTGGCGCTGGTCGAGGACGCGCTAGACGCGCAGAGGGAGGCAGCATGATCGACGACGACATCAAGGTGCTGCTCGACCGGCTGGAATTTGCCGAGGGGCTGATCTCGCGGATGCGCGGGCAGTGGATACACACGATCCACGCGGATGAGTGCTTGGCGCTGATGGAGCGACGGGGAGCGGCCGAGCGGAATGCGCTGCGCGCCTCGCCCGACGTTGTGACGCGGCTGATCGACCGGCTGGAAGCGGCCAAGCGGGAGCGGGACGCGCTGCTACAGGAAGCGCGTGACGCAATCACGCTGGCTGGCTACGGCAGCCGCATGGCCCCTGAAGTCCGGGACACGCTGGAACGCATCGAAGCCGCCATAACGGCGCAGGAGCAGAGCAATGGCTGACGACCGACTGGAGAAAGCCGAGCGGGAGCGGGACGCGCTGGCCTCGCTGCTGTGGATAGCCCGCTGGTACGTTGAGCAAGACGTCATGATGATGGCCGACATTAGCCGCCACGCACCGCTCGACGCCGAGTCACAGGCAACGCATGACTCTACAGAGTATGCGTCTGAGCGACTGATCAAACTTATCGACGCCGCCCTCGGGGCGAAGGAGCAGAGCAATGACGATTAACCCAACGACTCGGGAGGTCACCATGAGCGACAAGATCACGATCAATGGCATCGAATACGTTCCTGTTTCGGTCAAGCCCGCCGGCACCCGCGCGGTAGTCGTGGTGGATCGCGGTTGGATTTTTGCAGGCGATGTCACGAGAGAGAACGGACGCATCCGCATCAGCCGTGCGCTGCATGTTTTCAAGTGGGAGTCCATCGGATTCGCGAAAATGGTTGAGACGGCCAAGGCGGATCTGCGCCCAATCGCTGACGTCGACATGCCAGAGGGCGCTGAGATTTTCTGCGTCCCGGTGGCGGACAATTGGGGGTTGTGATGGATGCAGTGATGCGACCGGTCGGCAACGGCTACGGCTACGGCTACGGCTACGGCTACGGCAACGGCTACGGCTACGGCAACGGCTACGGCGACGGCAACGGCAACGGCAACGGCTACGGCAAAGGCTACGGCAACGGCAACGGCAACGGCAACGGCTACGGCTACGGCTACAGCTACGGCGACGGCAACGGCAACGGCTACGGCGACGGCAACGGCTACGGCTACGGCAACGGCAACGGCAACGGCTACGGCTACGGCTACGGCTACGGCTACAGCTACGGCGACGGCTACGGCTACGGCTACGGCGACGGCTGCGGCGACGGAACGATCACGTTGTCGCGCGACGGGAGGAGACGATGACTGAGCCTCCGCACATCTAGGAATGGTTTAACGCGTTCATGCGACTCCCCGGAGAGCGGGTTGAGAGACCGCCTGCACCGCTACCGACTTGCCCGTCGTGCGGCGAGCGGTACTTAGGCGACGGGGTGAGCGTGTGCCTTGAGTGTGCATTTGCAATGGGGAAGGGCAATGGATGAGATCCTGACCGACGACGAGATTGACGCGATTGGAATGCGACTGCTAGGTGCAGGCTACGGTGGCAACACGGACCGAGACCTTGCCCGCGCAGTCGAGCG